GCGTAATAGGCTAATGTAGCCTTCCAATTAGGAGTAGTTTTATCACTGCGGATAGCTTCTAAGAATAATCTATCGGCTAATTTGCGTGACATTATTGGGTTAGAATAAAATGAATCATGCAAAGTAGCAGCCTTATTATCTAATCCTTGAAATACTAAGAACACAATAGGTATTCTCGGAATGCTAGCATAGTCAGTGATAAAATCTACTTTAACAATATAAGTAGTATTGGAGTCATCAATATAAACAAGTGGTTTAACCAATTGTTTTGTACCATCAGGTAGTTCTTTAACGACTAAATCAGAGATAAACATAATATTCCTTTATAACGTAATATGGCGGAACTCAGATTGCCGATGTGATATATGCACCTAGTTCTAACGGTTCATATCTAATATAATGTTTCCATAATCCGATAGAACTATCACCGCTAACCATCAATTTAATCACGCCGGTAGGTATTCTAATGCCTCTTGAATCAACACCTAGCGATATGCCGCTACGCTCAGTACGCTGTGCATATCAATCCTCGTTGAAAATCAATTCAGCTGTCACAGTTCCTGTAATAGCCGTCACAACTAATGCAATATACATTGCTGACGTAACTATCTCTTGAGTAGTTGCTGTGATAGTTTTAATCACAAAATCTTTAGCAGAATCACCAAAGGGATTACTCACAATTTGCACAGTTGCTGTACCTGAAATATGAATAGCTAAAGTGCTACCGTAACTAGCAAATAACACATTACTACGCCCTGTGACAGTAGTTAAATTTTTAACTAATAACTCACCTGTACCGTTAGCGTTTTGTGTGAATACATCATAAAATTTGTTACACGATTCTGTCATAACGAGGCTCGCTTACATTAGGTAATAAATCAATTAGTTGCTCAGGCGTTAGACCTAGCGCATTTAATTTATTTAACTTTTCAGCACGTTCTTTGCCTTCTAAATCTGAACGCGCCATCAACGCTTCCAATCCTTTACGTTGGTTTTCAAGTTGAATTTCACGATATGGAATCGTAATTTCTAACGCTGCTAATTCTTTTGCCAACTCAGATACTTCTAATTCAATTGTGTGTCTAGCTGCTGTTTTATCAGTAATTGTTTTCTGCAATGCGTCAATCTTAGCAAGTAGCGCATCTACATCATTTAACGCGACAGACGTTTCTACAATCGGAGCGACTTCTTTAACTTCATCTTCTGACCAACTAGAAAAAGAAACATCGTATTCGGTAACATTAGCTCGTGTTAATCCTAACGCTACTTTATTGATAGCTTCACGGGTTAATTTTTTATCTCCACTAATTACCTTTGCTGCTTCTATTGTAGGCAAACCGTCATCTGTCCACAGTGCATCGTCTAACGGGTCTAATGTCTTTAAGCTATCTAACAAACTCATATGATCTCCTTTAAAATAAGTAGCTCACCTTTCACCATGAAAGGTGAGCATTAAAGCAATTCTTAATATTCGCGTGTTATCAAAGCTAACATTGGAACTTGTTTTGCTTCAGGATATACTCGTGACCAGTTACCAGCAGTAGCCAATGCAGTAGCTGTCGCACCACCTGTAGTAGTTGTACCGATAAAGCTGTGTCCTAAAGGAGCAATTGCTAATTCAACACGACTATACAATGTTTCTACACCTGAACCAGTACCTTGTGACGGGTCACGGTAAACTTCGGTAGGAACTTTAGGTGATCCCATACCTAATTGAATTGCGCCATCGCCTAAGATATAAGAAGTATATACCGCGCCTGTATTAGGGAGCATATCATCATACACAACTTTGAAGCCCATGAAATAAGGGACGTTGACATTCAAATCAGAATTAAGTTGGAATGTAATCAAATTATCTTTCAACAATTTGAAATAAACTTGTGAATGGACATATAATGTACTTAATGAACCGAACGAATCGCCTTTTTTAGCTAACGTATCTAAGAAGAATTTAGCTGTAAAGTTAGTCACACCATCGAGGTATGTGCTTGTGTTAGCGGTTGACTTGTCAACAATCATATCACTAGAGTTACTAGCCGCATTAGCTGCAAACACACCTTTCAATGCTTGTACAGCTAAGTATTGTGTGTTGATAGCCCAGAAGTTAGATACACGACCTAAGATAGCTTGTACAGGATCGCTACCAGCCAAATCGCCAGCCAAGTCCATGACTGACCAAGATTTGTTGCGTGACATTCTATGCACGATTGATTGTAATGAACCGATTTTTAATGCTGTTGATTGTGTTGTGTCATCAGTTGCTACGTTAGAATCAATAACTGACCCGTCATTGATGTCTTTGAATGCAGGTAGAGTAACGATGTTACCTCCGCCAACTAAGAAATTGTCCAAGAATGAGCTGCGTTGAACCGCGCCTGCTTGAATCAATTTTGATTTTTGTTGTGTTAAGATTTGTGTATAATTAGTAAAACTTTGTGGTACGATAATATCTGCGATTTGTGTAACTGCCATGAGAAGATTCCTTTAAATTAGTTTTTTATTCATATTTCATCCTTTGCCCATGCAAGTAATTGAAAGTTAGTGTTTTTTGACTCAACCATGTTGAATTTATACGCTATCGTACACTATAATGATTTAAAAGTCAAGCACTATTTAATGTCGTTGTCAAGTTTATTTTTGATGGACAAAAAGAAACCCTATCGCCAAGAATAAATAGCGATAGGGTTAGAGGAGTTTAGGAGAAATCATGAAACAAACCAATCAATAGGTTTTTAAAATAATTCTTAGTAAAACTATTTTAAAAACTGCCTAGTCAATTGGAGTAAGCTAGGCAATCTTCATTTCTTTTTAACTGGAGTTTAAATGAACGGATAGATCATACCATAGTAGAATCTATCCGTCAATATTTATTTTTTACCTTGCATCATAGCCGCATTTTGTAACTGGGTAGCTAATGCAGGATTCTCACGTTCAATTCGCATTTGCTCAGTAACATTACCATTGATACCGCCAATAAATGGATTATTACCCGCATACATAGCCGAACCTGACCCTTTAGCTCCACCACCAAAGCTATCGCCCCAATAATGTGGATTAACTACTTGCTGCTCTCCTAACCACACTTCAAACGGTAGATAACCTACCACACCGGGTAGACCTTCACGGGTTAAGAATTTACCTTCCTCTGTTTCCACAAATAACCGTTCTGCTTTCATCATCACGGTTTCTTCAAATCGCGAATCAATCTTAGCCGCTTTGATTTTAGAAATAAATTCATCCGCCATTCTACGTTGACGTTCTACTGTTTCAAAGTGCATAACACGTTGTTCTGAATCAGACACACGTTTAGCCAACATTTCATTTTCAGTTTTATACGGTTGAATCTTAGCGTTAGCGCGAGCAGTGGACATTTCTTCTAACTTAGCATCATCAAAATGACTTCCTTTAGACAACTCTTCTAATTCAGAAATTCTAGCAAGTTGCGCTACCACAGTTTCGGCGTTTAAATCACCAAATGCAGCAAGTTTTTGTTTAGCAATCTTCGTATCATTACGTTCTTTTTGTAAGGCACTATACACATTGTTAAACTCAGACAACGGTTTAACGCCATCAATATCTAATACAAACTTATCGCCGACCTTTGCATATAAATTATGGAATGTAGAATCTAATTCTTCTAAACTTTCGATTTCGTATTTTAAAGCCATCTTTATTGTCCTGTATTCATTTGAGCGACATTGCTCTCTTGTGTGTTAGTACCATTACTAACGGGTGTAGCGGGTTGCGGTATTGTAGTAGGTGATCCAATCAGCGGAGCTAAATCTTCCTTATCCATTTGAGTGCGTTCTTCTTTGTATGTCATCTGCGTCATGTTCTGCGAACGTAAAATCTCGTGTAATGCTGCATCTGAAATAGGAAGCAATCCAGTTTGTTTTGCGGTAATCAATTGTGCGAAATCTTGCCCAGACATATTTTTATCTGCGAACTGTAGATTAGGAATAACTTGAATTTGTGAATCATCCACGTTCATCCATCGCGCACACTTCTTCAGAAGTTCTTCTAATGCGTATGATGCTGTCACAGCGACCTGATTCAAGTTAGCTGTCTGTGCTGCCATACGAGTTTTAAGAGCATCACCTGATTCTTGTTTAGAGTTGCTATTCATCAACTGTCCAGCTTTAGTCACAGCAGCGGTCTTATCATTCTCCAACGAATGACGCATCTCAGTTAAACCAGATGAACTTACCCCGATGAACTTAGCATCGCCGCCAATATCAACACTTAGCTTTGCCCCTGCACCAACACGAGTCGCCTCGTCTTGATTATATGTACCTCCGATAACAACAAGTGTATCCTGACCTTGCATATATAACGTGTGACGGTAATCTGCTTCAGCACGGTAGATAGCTAAACACAAGTTAGCAAGACCAAGCAAAGGCGGTGTATCAGGTGAAGCTAAAATGTCTTTTGTATTTGCAAACACAAATGGGATTTCATTTAATGTTTGACCTCTAAAGGTAGGCGTAACATAAGACTCTTCCGTAGCTTCTGTTCCGTAAATCATCACGGTTTGTGAGTATGTACTAGCTTGACGATCCTCTTCATTTGCGTTAAAATCGCCTAGAGATAAGAAACGGTATTTTCGTTGTTCATGCCACATGACACCTCTACGAACCCAATTGGTTTCATCAAGTACCACAAGGTTAATCGCATTTAATCCTACATTATCGTTGCCTTCATCCCAGTTCACAATGTGTTCGGCATCATACATTGCGATATACGGCATACCAGAGCCTGTAGAATCAATATCTAATAGTAAGCCAACACGACCAGTAATAAACTGCTGTGCGTGCATTCTACGCAGCAAATGGTCTAAGTTATCACCATTGATAGTCGCCTTAGTACGCAAAAACTCCATTTCAGGAGGTAGTTTAATTTGTGTAGGCTTGTAATGTAGTAAACCGATATAACTTTCAACAGCGTCATGTACAAAATTATGATACACAGCACGTTGTTTGTATGCGTTATAGGCAATACGACCTTCTTGATTTACTAACATACCGTCAAGCAAATGACCCCCTGTAGCAGGTAAATATGTTTCGCTTTTAAGTTTTACTTGTTTTTCACCTTTATAACAGTCCCGCATTAAGACATAGTCTTCAACGTGAGAATCATATAACGGGTGTGTGTTTATTATTGCAGTAGTCATTTAATCTCCTAATGGTTACAACGTAAGGTAGCTAGGAATAAAGCTACCTTTATGAGGATAATTACTTAACTGCTTTAAACGCTAAATATGGGCGTTCTGGAGCTGCTGCAATTTCCAATGGTTCGCCTGTAGAAGGATTACGACCTGTTCTCGCTTCTCTCGCAGGTTTAATTTTAGTTTTAAATGAACCAAAATTAGGGATACGAACTAACTCGGTTTTAGATTGTGCTGTAACCACACCAAATACAATATCAACGACTTCACGAACTTCGTTGTTAGTAAGCTCGATGCCAGATGCCGATAATTCTTTTTTAACTTGCGATAAATATTCTTTTAAAGCCATGATGTTTAAATCCTTGTGTTTATTTAAAATATAGGGTATATGAAACTAATGCGATAATAACATACCTAATAGTTTTATGTCAAGTGTTTTGTTTAGTTTTAGCCAATAAAAAACCCTTAATTCATAAACATGATTAAGGGTTAATTTGAATCTTAGTTATTGAATCAAGGGCATCTTCAACTTTAACTGCTTTGTTCTACATATCAAAAACTTAACACTGCGAGCGATAATTCATCTCGTTTTAATTCTAAACCATCGGTATAGATAACACCTACATTATCGCAATTATCCACAATACAATTATCACAAAGGTACTCGACTGTCATCGGTAACAATAGCTCGTAATCCGATTTAAGATACATCACATCGCCGATTTCAACTTTCAATTCTACTCGCATTTCTATTCGCCTACTTAAATCCAAAAAAATCAACTAAATCATCCCACGAAGCAGGTTGAATATCAACACATTGTAATTCGTATTGCTTATTCCCCACATCAACAGTACAGATAGTGTTTGATGAGTTAATACTATACGCTATAATTTTATCTTCAAGAATCTCTAATCTTGAACCATCTTTAAATCTAATCATTTCTATCTTCTAGTTTAAATAATAAGTTGTAACCGTCTATTCCGATTTGTCAATATAAAAACTCGTATCATAGCAGTGTGCATAGTTTAGAGGCAGAATCAACGAGAACTTATAACCCTTGTACTTCGGGACTACATTTAAGTTTTTCTTTTGTGTCGAGGATTATATCACTATTATTAGTATTGTCAACCTTTAATTTAGCCCTGTCGTCTTTCCAGATTTACTACCTGTGTTAATTCCATATATTTTGTATCTAAGTGCGTCTGCTGAATGGTCATTGGCATTAGTATCAATGTCGTCTGTATTCTTTGAATCTCTAGGAAGCGATGGAAATACATCTATAAAGTATTTACAGTCTTTAAACACAAATAAACCTGCTTTTTCTCGGTGTGGATTTGGTTTGGCTGCGCTTAGATAATTACAGACTTGATGCCATCCAGCAATGCGGCTGCCTGCTTTCTTATCTGATCTTAACCAGCGTACTCCGTCATATACAATATTACCCACCGTGATAGGTTTCATCATATCTGATGCAATACAATTACCGTTCTCTACGTTCCAAATAGCGGTGTCAGCATTACCCGGCACAACTCGGCTATATATCCCCCACATTAGCTCACGTTCAATAATTCCTTTAGATATGTCAATAGCTAGTAAATGTAAACCTTTATTTAACTTACCTTCTACGCAACCGTACCATTCATAAATTAAGAATACATCACCTTTGATTGTACTTCTAGTCTTACCGTTGCGTAATTTAACATCACAGCCGTCAGATGTAGCAAACCACAATACAGAGAACGGATGCGAACTACCCCAATCGAATGAGCGGTCTATAGTCCATGCTGATGGAATGTCAAATCGCTCCAACACGTTATGTTCATGACTCCAAGCGTAACTAAATCTACCTGAATCGTCATCGAAACTCCAATCACCAAGTGTCCAAGCAGCCTTTTTAACAGGGTCTTCGATTGACTCTAACTGCGCAATATAATCAATTGATAATTTTGTGTTTTCTTTATAGCTAGAAAATATACGACATTGCGTTTTAGTCACAATCTCGCTCATCTGTGTTCTAGGGTTAAATACTTTTATTTCTTTTGATACAATTTCACCACGTTTAGTGTTATCCACAAATCGCTTTTTAACCCACCATTTACCAGCCCCAGATGGATTTGTTGTGGAAAATATACACATTGGTAATTTTGGTAATAGCGTTCCATTTGGTAGGGGATAGTCTTCAGGCACAAAAGATGTTCTATTAACCGTCATCATTGCATCATACACATCCGATGTATTATGCTTCGTAAGTTCGTTAAAACTTACGAAGGGTAGCTCAAAACCGTGTAACTTGGATTGATAATCATCCTCTGTGGCAACGGCTCGGAATAATAGGCTTTCTCCTGTCTTCCACACAAATTTATAATCAGTCTTAGATGCGTAGAATTTACAACCATCGTCAAACCTATAGAACCATCGTTTTGCACGAGCGATAATATCATCTAAAGCTGAATATTGAATATCGATGATAGCACCTGTCCAAAATTCCCCATACCCTAATCCGACAGATTTTCTGAATCGCATGAGTGAAACGTCGGTGTTATGCGTTATCACAAAATCATCAATGACAAAACAATGTTCAGGATGAGATACTTCAAAGCACACTGCATCAGATAATCGAGTTGGTGTTACGGACTTAACACCTCTAGTTAAAAACTTAGTCTGTTCTGTATATTTAGATGCTTTCCTTGATAATCTGAAAGGGTTGAATAAATTATGGTGTGAAAAAGCGACAGAATAGTAAGTCTCTCTTTTAGTATAGGAGTTATTTTTGCTAAACTTAGCGAGTGAAATTCTACCGAAACCACCTAAAGACTTAACTAAATATAAAACTCCTTCAGCTAGATTCTTGCTGATTGATGAGAATTTAGAGCTTGCTCCTTTAGAATAATTACCATCTGTATCCATCAAACCTTGTAAGAAAGCGAGTCGCGTTTCTCTATCGGAAGTCAAAATCCCTTTTGGAATTTCTTTAAATTCAGCTGTTTTATGACCACCTAACGCTTCCATCCAACCAGAATCTTGACTTTTGGGACTGACTACTCTAGAGTAGAACAGTTTGAATAAGCGCATTGTTTCCAACCGTGATTATTAGTCATGTGGTCTAAAATTTCATCATCCACAGAATATAGTGTCACATGGGACGAACCAGTTGTACCGTCACCTAACAACAATCCTAGTGCATACGGGTCTTTTCCTTCCCATTTATCACCAAATTGAATCGCATTAGTTAGATAAGGAACGCTTACTTTAAGTGTGGGATTTAACAAATCTTCCGTAGTCCTAACTTTCCAACCGTCACGATTTCCATTTTTAGCACATTTAGTGAGCCATCTATGTGCTAGACCACACTCGATAGTAGTGCCATCATGAAACTCAACAGAATACATTTGATGTTGAATATGAGGGTAAATCCCTAATATATCGGTAAGCGTACCGTCAATAGCGGCGAGTTTATCAACCATAGTCACATCACCTGCTGCTTTCCAACCACCGTCTGTCAATACCGGTGTATCATTAGAAATCTCCTTGCCCCCTGCTCGCGTTCCTTCAAAAAGAATTTCACTGGCTGGACAAGACATAGCCAACGACTGTGCTGAACCAATAGGTCGCCATATCTCACGATATTTACTCGGTACAACTATCTTAGACATATCATGTGGAAGAACTAAGCCGCTCATTCAAATGCACCTAAATCAGCAGTGATGCTATCAAAATAATCAAGTTCGTTCTGAAGTCTAAATAATTTATCATCTGAAATATCAACCATATCTAGTATATCTCTAAGTATGTAAGCATCTATAGATTCATCACCGTAATCTAAATCAAAATCATCCATAATTAAATTTTGATTAAGGGATTGCATTGCGAGTATCTATCACAGTAATCTTGTTTGCTGATTTTATTTAACTGAATACCGAATCCGAATATCCCATAAATATCAATTAAATCCGCCACAGATACCTTAGTGAAATGTCCTAGCATAATTAAATCAATTGTTCCGTTATCACGAAACTTAGCTAAAGACTGCTTCTGTGTAAACGAAAATCTTTTATGCGTAGTTAAATTATCGATTTCGATAGTTAAATCGTTTGAAAGTACCTGCACGATAAATTCTTTGTAATAATCGTCATTCGATAATTTGTTTAAAAAATCCTTATCTATTTGTTCTCTCGTATTGTTTTTTTTCACAGTGAAGCCTCTAATTGTTTGTGTAACGCTACTTGTGACGCAACCGCTTGTGTTGACCATGTGTCAATAGGTAAGGATGCGGGAACTACCATTACACCTGAAGCAAACTCATCGTCTTGGTTTGATTGTTTCTGTACGTTTAGCCCCATTAAGGCAGTAATTTCTTTTGAAGCGGCTATGCGTGCTGCCTGTGATACATCTGTGCCGTTGTACTTCACAATATCTAAAAGCTGCTTAACTAACTCCTTGCGAAGCATTTCCATATCATCTAATAATACATCTTTATTAGTTTCATAGTCTTTTAGCTTTAATTGGAAGTATTGGGTGTCGAGGAAACTTTGAGCTACTTGTTTAGCGTAGGTTTTACTAATTCCGCAACGTAGTGCGGCTTTTTCAGGGTCTTTATCGTACACAAATTCAAGCAAGAAACGATTCATCGCATCCTTATCAAACTCAGAAGGTTCGTCCTGTCGCATCGAGATGTCTGGAGCAAGTGATTTATTCATAGGAGCATCTAGTAATTATAAGTTAACGGATGCTATCACATATAGATGGTAAATGTCAATTGTTATTTGATAGAATAAGTCGCTATGGATATTTCATAATAGCAACTTATTTATTTCGTTTTTTGAAAATAGCAGCTTATTTATTTCGTTTTTTGAAATAAGTATGTGTATAGATAGAAACCACAATACCTAATGCACCGCCTAGAATGAAAAGTATTGTGCCTATGAGGTCAGCGTTCGGTGTTAATTTTAACGCTAGGACTTGACACAATCCGATGCCTAATGAAGTGATGAATGATTGTAGGATAACTTTGTCCCTGACAAATTGCGACTGTAAACCAAGCAGGAATACAGCCACAAATGCGGATAGGAATAGTGTTATGCTAGATTGATACATCACAATGTGATAACACCATCTAATGTTTCAATATACACAATATCATTAGTTTCAATCCAAACGTGTGCGCCACATGATAGCGGTTTGTCTGGTCGATAAACAACTTTACTTTCACCTTTAAAGGTCATACCCATTCCATAAATAGTGTCTTTGTACGTTTTACAGGTGATAGGTGGATTAGTTTCGTTATTCTTACGATTTGCCTTAATGACGTGCTGATTTATATGGATTATGCGTTTCATTTACCTTTCCTCCCGATAATAATGAGTTCCGCCGAACATCGCCAGCTCATTCGTAGTATCACAGTAATTATGTATCACTCGTTTCGCTTTAGTGTCCACAATGGTGTAGCAAAATCCATTCGTCCAATGTTGATAGTCCTCTGTATAAGAAGCATCTATTATACAGGCTGAACCTAATTGTAGGTGATAAAATGAACCGTAGGTATAGTTGTAATCAGCAAAGGTAAGTTTTCTGTGGTGATGTCCAAAAATGCTCGGAATACCATGTTTCTTCACAGTTGGATAGTGTCCTATTAAAAGACTGTCACCAATCACAATGTAATTCTTCTCCGTATCTTTTCTGATACGCGATTCTTTGTAGTTTCCAAAGCTAAGTGTACCAACAAAGTTAATCTGTAGCTCGTCTAAGCGTAATATAGCTGATGGAGTGATGTTTGAGAATTTATCTAAGATGTCCGCGAAGTAAGGTGAGTTTTCAGATAAGTGCTTAAATAATCGCCCGCAATGATTACCTGCAAGTAAGGTTATTTCTGCATTAGGATTCAATACCCTTAATTTAGATAAGAAAGCGTGTACCCATACAAGCTCATCTAATGCACTGTGATTTCTAGGGTCGTGATTATAATTAGAGAAGTGCGGAAAATCAAAAATATCGCCTGCAATAACTATATGACTCGGCTGAGTTCTAACTGAAACATCAAGAAAAGTGTCGATGGTGAATACATCAGCAGAGGTAGAATGTATATCTGATATAGTAAGTACAGTTTTGTATCTATCAGTGTTTTCAATCTTGAATTTAGCTGCATAGTCTTTTAAATCCTTATTTATTAAATCAGCATTTAAGTTAGTCGAATGAATAGCATGGGAAGCTACATGGGAAGTAAATTGTTTATCTAACGGGTTGATTCCTAGTCCCGCACATTGTTTAAAGGCAGAAAACGTCCCAAATAAGCGAACATAGTCACCTTCTTTAATATGTTTTCGTACATGGTCACGTTTGTGGCTATCTAGTGACTGTAGTTGTTTAATTAAATGTTGTCGTTCTTCTTGGGTGTTTTTATTAGGCATAATGTTCGCGAATGGTGGTGTGTTTATGTAAGCTAACACAGTTATGAGATGAATGTCAAGATAAATGTCGAATTGAGTTTTGGAGGAAATCCTATATTTGGAATGTTGTTATTGTGGTATAAAAACAACATAGGTATGGGTGGGTAGGTTGGGTTTTGGAGTGATTCTAGGTGGGGAGTAAGGATAGCACCCACCTTGCCATAATTTCAACCATGCCCCCCCCCGTAGTACGGGGGGGGTGGCTTTGAAGTTAGCGTATTAGTTCAGTTAAGTTTGCTCGCATAAGCGAGTAATTACTATAGTGATTACTCATGTTTGTTTTAATGTTATATATACAATAAAACCCGTCAATAGTTTTGAAAACTTCAAAATGTGAGACAATGTAAACCACATTGTTCTCAACTTTTTTCCTATTCAATCGAATTTTCATGATTAAAATACCACCATTGTTTCAGCATTTTCGGCACAACAGTTACAAGCATATATTCTGTAATACGCCCCTCTTTGCTCGCTTAATCCGACTACCATTTCATCTGCTACCACTGTTTCACCACATTGATCGCAATAACCCGCGCAATTTTGACATAAAATATCACCGTTACTTGTGACATTATACTCATCTTCCTCAACATCATCACTACAATTCGAGCAAATGTTATGTGAGCAATAATCATCACTAAAATAATCATCATATTCACTAGTTCTATGCTGTAATTGTAAGTTTTGCCCGTCGGCTCGACCAAGCAGAATTAAATCATCTTTTTTTGTTGCAATAACCAAATAATTACCGTGATCGTTATCAATTTTTAAGCTTATTTCTTTGTTTGAGGAATCGATGTACGGAACTAGCAAGGCTCCATTATCATCTAGCACAATCGGCAATCGCGCACCGATTAACGCATCACAATCGATTTTATAACCTAGTTTTTTAGTAAGCGCGGTAAATATTACGCGGTTGTAACCATAAAAAGATGCGATTTTGTTACTTTGTACTCTAAAAACAGCTCGACCTGTCATGACATTTTTATGCCATAGGATCAAAACACCAATGCTAATTTTATTTTCATTGTTATATACTGTATTGTAAAAAAACGGCATTTGCTCGCTATACTTATCCATGCATGATGGAAACTTGGAATATGACAATTTTATTTGTTCACTTGTTGCGATCGTAATACTAAAATCATCGAACAAACTACTAATAATTTTGTTATATAACAACGGTGTTTTGTTTCCATGAATTTTAAAATGTGTGAACACATTTAGTATTATATTTTTTATATCATTCTCACTTGTGTCGGGTCGTATATCAAATGAGCTTTTAAAAGTGTTAATATCTTTCTTTGACAATAAACAGTCAAAGCCGCTTTTTATCTTTAAAGCGATCGATTCTATCTTTTTACTTTCAAAAGTTGAATGAACTAATACTAAAAAATTGTGATTTGTATGAAAAATATCACCCGTATCATTTAACGATTGTAAGTCTCCGACCGTCACTTTAGATGCTAACTTTGTAAAACTAGCAAAATCATGGGACTCCAACCCATTGACGCGCGTCAATGTCAATAAGCCATAAAAGCTTGCTATTCTGTAAAAAATTAGTGTTTTCATTTTTGTTACCTTTTAATTGATTCGAATGATCGCGCGTGCAATGTAACACGCGCAAATTGTAAAAATGATACTGATTAAGAAAATTATTACAATCATAAATAAAACCCTTGTAATGTTTAAAATTGAGTTTAACGCCGTTTTTTGCGCTGAAAGAATAATACTAGAAAACAAACTCGATTAATAGAAAATAAACAAACATTTTTAATGAATTACTATGATTTAATAAAAAAACCAATTAAATCAATAATTTATAGCGTCAATCATTGCGTCACTTTGTCGCATATACTGCCATTGCTTAGCCAAGGTTATAATTACTCAAGTTAAAAAAACTCCACACTTATTATATAGAAAAAATAATCCTATATACGTCAATTTTGACGTATAAGGCGCGACAAACCAAAAGTAATACAATCTATAGGTTAAATAATTAAAACAGCGTAGCGGGGCTTCTAGGTGGGTGGGATTGAATGTTAAGAATTATGGCGCGTAGATTTCTCTAAGCATAATTATTCGTAGATTTCTCTAAGCATAATTATTCGTAGATTTCTCTAAGCATAATTATTCGTAGATTTCTCTAAGCATAATTATGGCGTGAAAATCCATTACATTTTGTAGGGTTATTTTGTTTTCAATTATCACAGTGAAAGCAAAAACAAATTTATCGTATTATATTTAATCACAATGTAGTATCTATGCGGTATACAGACTAGGTACAGGGCTTAGTTGATGCGTAGACCGCGTATAATCGCACGCGGTGGTTTTTACTGTGAAACGTAGCAACCATGCGGTCTGCAGGTGGTTAGCTCTGGAACAGGTGGATTCATTGAGTTCTCGGAAATTCGGAAAACTTGAGTTTTTTCATGCACATATCTATAAAGCTCTACTGAATAACTTGTACCGATACAAGTTAGCCCCTATATCAATTCACAGTAAATCAAAAAACCAAAATGAACTCATAATTTTGGGAAATAAATCACCGTGTGGTCATTCTACACGTCTACAATCGCCCACAGTGGACGACAGCATCTGAAGGCTACATTGTATACCGTTTTATCAAAGAATGCCGTGAGCGACCTTCTAAGGGGGTAGAATCGAATGTATTCAGATAATCTTATCGTGTACACACAAGTTAGCCCCTATATCAATTCACAGTAAATCAAAAAACCAAAATGAACTCATAATTTTGGGAAATAAATTTCTATAAGTGTACAAGTTGGCATGGAAGTTGCTTAAAAAGAAGAGGAAAAAGAGGGTGTTAGTTTTTGTTACTTTTAGGTCAATAAAGAAAAAAATCGTTGTAAGTAGTTGATTTATAATAATATTATATATATATATATATATATTTTAATTAGTTATATAGGGTGGTATAGTTTATATTTTCTTTAAATGGCAGATTGGCAGATTGTCTGCCAAATTTTTTTATTTTTATTTTTATTTTATTTTATTATTTATTTTATGTTTCACAGACATTTTAAATATGTTTCACGTGGAACATAATGTGACAACTACTTGTTTTATAACACATTATTATCCGTGGAACATATAATGTTTCACGTGGAACATATAATGTTTCACATTATCACACAATATGTTTCACGTGGAACATATAACCCTAATATCACGACAACTACTTGTTTTATAACACATTTACCTTGTGGAACATAATATATTGTGTTCCACGTTTCACGATTACCCAATGGCAGACAATCCGCCATTCTGCCCATACATTCACGCCTATATAGCATTTACGAGTAAAGGAAATAAAACTTGTATCTCATTGATTTATAAAACTTTTACACCAAAAACACCTCTAAAACACCAAATTAAAGAAATTAAAGAAACTTACTATGTGTCCACATCACTCCAACATCGTTCCAACATCGCTCCGATGCTATATTGACATTGTGGTCACATTACAGTATAGTCGACCTATATTCACTAAAGGGGTTCAATCATCATGTCAAAAGTAAAACAAACAAGCATCGCTATTAAATCAGCACCTATCGATGATAGGCTTACAATAAGAATGTCCACACCTGTCAAAAGTGCGTTTGTAGCACTACAAAAACATAAGAATTATTCCTATAATATGATGATTATGTCGTATTTAGATTTCTATACTAAATTTAACGGACACGAATCACTAGATAAGTTAAATGCTTATTGTGCAAGTACCTTAAGTGACGACCCTGAACTTGTTTTAGATATTGAACAAATGCTAAATCATTTTAAAAATTCGAGCATCCCTGATATGTCTGAATATAATTCTGAAATTAAATCCCTTAAATTAGAAGTTAAAGAACTACGTTCACAGATTCAACACATCTTAAAACAATACCCCTATGTGGCGGATAACACCTCTATAGCACTACAATCGCTACAATCAGTATTATTAGCACCTGTAACACCCACAGAACCTAACTCAACGCTAAGTAAATTCTTCTCTGACATTGTGTCGGATATAACAACCACTAAACACACAAGATCGACGTTATCTTTAAATAGCATCATCTTAAACAAACTAAAGAATAATGTTAGAGATGGGTTTGAATTTAATTACGCTTCATTTGCATATAACTACGCATCTTTAAAGTCTATAGCACCTGATGTGGTAGCAGATATTCAGAATGAAGTCAGTCTTTTTAACACAGAACTAATGGTTTTATTAGCCCACCACTGTGATAATCTTGAAATGCGTAAAGCCTTTGTGCCTACCAACATCGACCTATTCACTAGCTATCTTGACAGTAGATTAACAAAAGGTGGCATATCTACTGTAATTGTGTCGGATATTTGGGACTTTACTTTATCTGAAATAGAGGATATTATTATTTCTCTGCCTAAATTTACAGCAGATAAAAACTTTACAATGAACGCAACAACATTGAACTCGCCACAGAGTACAATGAAAACTGTCTTACGAAATCAATACGGGTCAATCTTCAAACACGTTAATCAGTTTGAAACATTTTAAGTATATTACGCATATTACGCATATTACGCATATTACGCATATTACGCATATTACGCATATATCTATCATTCACAATAAAGGGGACTAAATGTCAATCGAACCCGTTAAATCTACTTTCTCAAAAGTTAGAAACCTACATCTATTTCCATTGGAACTTCGTAATCAAAATATATGGCTTATCGCCGCTAATGAAGAGGGTCTACCCGAAGGTAAAATACCCCATGTGGCAACTGATAGTGGTTTACTACAACGGTTCTCACAGCATCATAAACCGATGTCATTCATAGAAGCTAATGTGTTTCACGAAAAGTATGGTTACGATATAGGCGTCCTAATTAGCGCGGATGACCATACCACTGTAATTGATTTAGATGGTAAAGGTGTGTCGGAATTTGAATATAACAAACGATTAACATACTTTAAACAAATTATTGATTCAGCACAGTGTTACGCCGAATTATCCCAAAGCGAAAAAGGCTTTCATATTATCTGTAAATCAGAACATCTTATCGCTAACAACTTTCAGAAGTTCGGCGTGGAGATTTATTCCTATCGCAATCGATTCATGTTGTGTACAGGAAACAGAGTTTCAGTTCTAAACGATGCTATACATCATGACTTTAAAGATTCACATAATGAGGCACTATTAAAATCAAATAACCCAATTGAATATCGCAATGAACTTGTTTCTGATTTGCGTGACCAACTACAATCAGCAGATGTTAATTTTAAAGAAAACGGCATTATTCTATGTGAAGTAGACCCGATAAAAACGAATGACGAAATCTTAAACAGCATATTTGAATCTGGATTAGTAGATATATTCAGCGACTTACTTTCATTCACTGTGAACACAGATTATGAAAAGACTAAATATCCATCTGGCAGTGAAGCAGCGTTATCTGCAATTGGATTGATTTGTAAGTTTACTGATAGTAACGAACAGGTAAGATGTATTTTTAGAACGTTAGGGCTAGCACAACGCGACAAATACACTAAGAATAACTATCACATAGATAGATGCTTAACAATCGCTAGAAGCGAGCAAGACTTATCAGAAGTAGATACGTTTATCGCATCCGCTGTATCGCTCTATCAAAAGAATCAGCAGGAAATTTTAGATAGACGAATTGCAGCAGAATCACACATTTTAAATGAAGCGACTAATGAAGACCATGTGTCAAATGAGCTACAACTTGTCGCATCTGAATATGAAGCTGAAATTGAGGATTTTACGGATATTGATTTACCTCCCGGTCTAGCGGGTGATATAGCACAGTTTTCACTTGATAGTTCACCGCATAAGCTAAAGGTAGCGGCTATAGCGGCTTCGCTTGCGTCAATTGGTGGGCTTGTCGGTAGACAATATCGATATAAAGGCTCATCGCTAGGTAACTACTTTGTAGTTATAGGCTTCAGCACAATGGGTAAAGAATCGGCTTCTACCACACTTTCTGCGATAGCTAAAGCAATTGCGGTATCAGGTGGCGATGCGTTTTTCAGTTTTGATAAACTAGCGTCTGGAGCAGGTTTGCGTACACTAATGTCTAATGCTGAATACGGTTCTTTGTGTGCATCATTTCCTGAATTTGCACTATTTATCGAACAGCTTAAAGCAAGTAAAGGTAACAGTAACGGTGCGATGGCGGGTATGTTCTCAGAGCTACTTGATTTGAAAACAAAAGATAAAAAAGGTAGTCGTTACGGTGCAACTGCTCACGCTAATAAAGATAACAATCGTGTCGGAATCGAAGCACCTTCATTCACGTTTGTAGGGGATTGTACACCTAACTTTTATGAAGGTATCAGTGAAGAAATGCTATCGTCAGGCTTCATGTCACGTTTAATTTTATTATCGGATGATAATACCTTTAAGAAACCGTTTGACCGTAATGCACATTTAGTTACTTTATCGAAAGAAACGGTGTCACGATTAAATATGCTAGTTCAACAGGTTACGTCTAAATTCAAAGACGATATATTTATACCTGTCGAATTAGCAAACCCTATTGTTGAACGTGAAGTAGATAAACTAGAAGAATATCTGAATCTAAAATTTAATAAGTCACACAATGAAGCGTATCGTCAGGTATATGGTCGTGCGTTCTTAAAGGTAATGACTATCGCTGCGTCACTTGCCGCCACTGAAAACTTAGGAAACCCACTTATTACATTAACGGAATTCTACTGGGCGCGTAACTTTATTATGCGCGACATCTTTATCACAGTAGATAAGTTAAATAAGGGTGAAATAGGTGTGTCGGAAGAAAACTGTAAGCGTCGTGTATCAGCTCTGTTTGATAAACTACTTAAACACCCTAAGCAACGCGATAAACTTGCCAAAGGATATGCCCATGTGCTTGATTTAGGTGTGTTGCCGAGAAGTCTACTATCACAACGTCTACAAGGTAATTCATTTAGAATTGGTCAGATGTCGAATACTAAAACACTGGAAGCGGTTATCGATAATATGATTAAAAACGGTGAAATTAAGGTTGTAGGTGATGAGAAAAAGACTATTCTAACTAACTACACAGGTAGAAGCGTTAGAGGTGTCTGTTACGCCTCTACGGATGCTTATTTTGATACTACTTTGAATGTGGTTGCTGACTGGCTTAAAGAAGCAGGTAGAGAAACGTTAATTCAGTATTTATAATTTATAATTTTATATTGACACCGATGTTTTGTGTCTGTATATTATTCAGCAACAGAGAGGTTTTACCTTCTACCTCACACAAAGAAGGTAAATCAAGGGGAATAAAATGGCATACTTAAAAACAAAAGCACAATTCGATAAGTTAAACGCTGTAGAACAAAATGCTGTTAAAGAAGCCTTAGGGTTCTTAGACCAGTCATACATCTGGGTAAGTATTGAGCTTCGCAATCCACCTAAGGGTATTTTAGCATCGCGGGTGTATTGCACGACTGGCGTGAGTTCACACACATTGTCTGAGTATGTTAGAGTAAATAGTTCGATTGTAAAACAGGTGGTCGAAATAACTAAAATTAAATCTTGGTTGGTTTAAATTAGTATTGACACTATCGAAACTTATCTGTAACATTTAAAACTTCCAACACAAACTCAATTTAAGGATTACAAATGAACATCAATACAACATTACTATATTTATTATCTAAAAAACGCCCTTCAAATTCAAGCGAAGAACCTACAGCTCGCGCTTTGCTTGGTAAAACTGCTACATATCACTATGATGATAAAGGTAAATTTATAGCAGCTACAGTCACAATCGGTAATTCAAGAACCTTATTTTCAGCACATTTAGACACAGTAGAGCGTAATAGCGGTGAGAATACGCTACAGACTTACATCGATGCTAAGACAGGTCATACTTTCGTTAAAGCTAATAATTCTGTATTAGGTGCAGATGACGCAGCTGGTATTTCAATCATGGTTAATATGATTGATAATGGTATCGCTGGTCATTACCATTTTTACGCGATGGAAGAAATTGGAGCTGTGGGTTCTAACTGGTTAGTTTCAAATAAACCTGAGTTATATGAAAATATTGACCGTGCTATTGCATTTGACCGTAAAGGCACGTCGGATGTGATTGCAGTACAACTAGGTGGTGATTGCTGCTCGAATGAATTTGCGTTAGCGTTGTCAGATGCCTTATGCGCTGAAGGATTATATTACGAACCTTCTATAGGTATCTTTACAGACACCGCTAACATGGTTGGTTTAGTGCCTGAATGTACTAATTTAAGCTGTGGGTATTACAACGAACATTCTAGTGCCGAATGTTTAGATTTAACATTCTTAGAAAGGCTATCTGAAGCAGCTTTACGAATCAACTGGGAAGCATTACCCACTAAACGTAGTACTGTTATCAAAAAACATAACTGGTACACAGATGATTGGTCTGGAGAACCTACTGTGGGTTACAATAGTCTTCACCACTCAAGTTATGATTTTGATAACTATACTAACGACGATGTTGATGCCGTATTAGATTTAATGCTATTGAATAATGTGACAATATCAGATTTGTTACTTAAAATTAAATATGATGATATGTTAGATTTATTATAATTGGAGAATGAAATGAACATCTTAAAAACAAAAGCACAATTTGACAACTTACCTGATGCAGATAAAGAAACAATATTAAACTTTCTGTGGGGTGAATTCACAGAAGATAATGTGATGATTAGCCTTGAAGATAATGGCGTTCTTAGAACAGTAAATGATTTAACCGACTACGAATTAGATGGATATATTATAAG